TCAGTCTTTGTAACCCCCACCACGCTTCTTATACTCAGACGCAAGAAGTTGTGCTTTACGAGCAGACCACTCACCTGGGTCGCCACCCTTTGAGCCAGCTTTGATTTCATTGAACAGGCGCTTGCGCAGAGCAGGCTTGGTGTAGTTACCAGCCTCATTGACCTTTGATTCGGCCTTCTTTTTAGCAGCCATCAGCAATCCCACTTACGAAGTGACTTGTTGATGCGCGAGTCGGGGTCGTTTGCGGTCTTCTTCGAAGTGTTCTTTTTCTTCATACCCTCCATGCGGGCACAGAAAGACTCACGACGAGCAGCATCCTTCTTGGACTTTGCTGCTCTCTCTTTTGATACGGGAGGCTTCAGGTTGTGGCCTTCCTTTTTGGCTGAGGCTCGGCCCTTGGCGTTTAAACCTCCCTCAGGGTTCTTACCTTCTTTACGTTGCCATGCTGGACTTTTTGCCATAAATACCTCACTTAGTCGAGGCGCGGAGTTGCCACGCCCATTTTTGGTGCATATCAATACGACCGGAAATATAATCAGCTATACCCTGCTGATCTGCTTTGGTGGCTTTTTTAAAAACATCGTTTAGAGTTTTAATGACCGACTCATTGGCAGTGAGCAAAGCTTTGGCCATAGCTTTTGGATTAGGTTCTACATCTTTAAACGTTACAGTGGTAAGTTCATTAAACTTCTTTAGGCTAAATGGCGCGTAGTCATCCAGCTTCCTAACGTTCTCGGCAATCGGGTCGATTGAACCGTAAGCATCCTCGTAGATCTTGGAAAACAGTTTGTGGTACTGGCTGAAGTCTTGCCCCTCCACGTTCCAGTGGTACCCATGAGCCATGAAGTAGAACGTAACCACGTCAGACATGAGTACTTTTAAAGCTTTAATTAATTCTTCCATTGTGCTCCCAGCCAAACGGTCACCACAAATAATACCACCTCAATAATCGTTGCGGATTGCAAATCCACCCGCTACGATTCCAAGTCCAATGGGAACTAGCAACGTATTTGGTGGGCGATTTATAGCCGTGCCAGAGTGGGCCTTGGCCTACATAAATGAGCATGGGCAACCCCGCGATCTGCAGGTTCTGACTTGTATTGTGTCAATGATACACTTGCACGATAAGTCGGTAACTGTGTCTGTGGTAGACCTAGCAAAAGTCGCCCGCACTTCAAAAGAAACTGTAAAGAGATCACTCAAGTGGTTGTCCGATAATTTTGTAATCGGTGTTACGGTTGGCAAAAAGCCAAGCCCAAACACGTATACGGTACACTACACACAGCAAGTAATGGGGTCATCAGTGACCCCATATAGGGTCATGGATGACCCATTGATGGGCACACCGGTGACCCCATTTGGGGTAGGGGATGGGGTCACACATGACCCTATCAAAACGATTGAAATTCCAGCGTGCGATGAGTTTTCTGAAACTCCTAGAGTAATACTACTATTAAATAGAGAAAATACAAAATCTATAAAGAGGGCCGAGGGCCGGGATGGTATGGTTGTAGACATGATTATAGGTGCAGATCCAAATGAAATTTCTAAGGTTGAGGAACCGGCCAAACGCAAACCGCGTCCAGAGGTAAACAGCTTAGTAACCTACTTCGTATACCATCCACGATCAGTAATGAGCTGCTCCTACACTTTTCAAGAAACTCAAATACTTAGAAGAACAATACGGTTGCTGCTTGACTCAGGATTGACACGGGCATCCATCGCAAAAATGATCGATAAGTTCTTCAGCACAGACCGAATGCGGTCAGCAGACTCACCAGTACATATGTTCTCTAGCAAATCTGTACAACAGTCATTAATGGAAAAGGTTGAAACTGAGCTAGATAGCGATACCAGCCCGGTGCTTACGTTGATGCTCAATGATTTTAACAGAGACAATGTACAGCTACCGTGGGACTCATCATCAGACAAACACCTGCGAAACACCGTGATTATGACTGCGATAGACGCGTGTTATAGATACCCGGAAGTAGTTGCTAGAGTTATTGAGTCAACGGTTGACTTTTCAATCCCAGAGTTTAAAAATAAACTTTTAGCTCTTAACTCACTGGTTAAATGGCATCTTAATACAGAGGATTGCGATAGAGATGAACTTATTAGCACCCTCTCCGGTATCACACTTCCAAAAGAATTGCTTGCTAAAACACGTTCATCCCTGAGACCAGCTGCTGATACTATTGTGTCAGCAATTTACAATTATAGAAGAGGTTCTCATGGGGTATGACGGTATATTTGCATTCACAAACTTTGAAGACCTTGTTCACTTTGTGAATTGGGTCACAGAATCCTTTAATGACCCACAGGAGTTCACAGACTGGATAAAGTCACGGACTCTCGACTGTGCAGAAATCGACAACCAATTTTGGAGCATAATTGAAAATGGCTATTATTCGGAAAGCAACGGCTCAGACCTTCCCAGTTCCGACTGATTGGAAATCAGAAAAATGGTGGCGTAATCGTTCAACTGACGAGCGCCTGTTTCACACCCGCATACCTACTAGGTGGTTGTCCTTTACTCTAGACAACTTAGAAGTCAGTGATTCAACAAAGTCTGGCGTTTCAAATTGGATTGCAAACTACCAACCAGGAGACAGCCTGTTCTTGCATGGCAAGTCTGGTTGTGGCAAGAGCGTTGTTGCTCAAGCCGCTCTGTCTCAAATAATCGCAAACAATGAGCTGTCTGGGAGATTTGTTAGCAGTGATCGGTACATCGACATGCTGAAAGATACTTTTGAACAGGACGGTGGGTTGCTACCAGAGATGTACTCTATGCCCTACTTACTGAAATACATTCAGGGTGTGTTTGACATTGTGATGCTTGATGGTGTTGGGCAGGAACGAGAGACAGAATTTTCAACACACGAGATAGGTAGCCTGATTAGACGCAGATACGAAGACACTAGATCCATGATCATCACAACAACCATGGGAGTAATGGACTTTAATCGTCGGTACGGTGATCGTGTGAAGGTAGCTACAACGGAGATGACCGAGATTAGGGTTTCGTAATGGAGCGTGGGGATATATCCGATTATACAACGACTAGCCAATCGTGTATATGGGAAGGGGTTTTGGCAAACCCACCTAAAGGGTTCTCTTTAAAAACTCGTTATCTTTTGTACGAACGGGCCAACAATTGGGAGTCAGCTATACCAATGTGGAAGCCAAACGACCTATCGGTTCGTTCAATTGCAGATTGTACAAACAGGCTCCACATCAGTACTGATGTAATCACGTTTATTTCACAGGGCGCCGTAGATCCAATATACAACTGGCTTCTCCGCAAAGGAATTACCACAACCGTGTTGTATTACCCATCGCCTAAAGAGTATGCTTTTGACCTGCGCTACAACCGGGGAATAAAAACTGTATACGTTGCCAACGACGATGATGCTTTTACGATAGGGTTACGAGCCCACGTCGTGCAACCAAACACCGCTTGGAGAATTTGATGGCTTCCAGTGAGCTGTATCTCATTTCAAAAATCATTCAAGAAAAAGATATGACGACGCCAGTGCGAGCAGGTCTAAAGCCTGATCACTTCACTGGATCGTGGGTAGGGGTTTGGTCTTGGCTACTTGACTTTCAAAGAACACATGGAGCAGTACCGACTGAGAGGGTGTTCTCACAAGAGTTTGGTGACATCCATTTGGAGGATGCATCCGGAGAAACATTCTCTAGATTGATCGATGAGGTTCTGTCTGCTTATCGGCAGAGAACCATCATGGATTCTTTGTCTCACGCTATACCAGCAATCAACAGCAATAACATTGCCGACGCAATGGCCGCGCTTGCGGCTGGTCTACAGAAAGCGTCAGTGGAATCGTCAAGACTTCGTGACATTGACATCATTCAAAACTGGGAAAACCGCGTGTCTCGTTACGAAGAGATGCGCAACACACCAAACGCCTTGCGTGGTATACCAACAGGGTTTCATGGTCTTGACAGAATTACTCATGGACTACGCCCACAGCAGTTCATTGTCTTTGCTGGAGAGCCCAAGCGAGGTAAGTCTTTGTTTGCCTTGATCTTGGCTAACTCAGCGCACATACACGGCAAGAGACCCTTGTTTGTTTCGTTTGAGATGAGTATTGAGGAACAGGAAGCTAGATACGACTCACTTATTTCCAGAGTTCCCTACACACGGATTCTCTCAGGAGATTTGTCAAATGCTGACATGGCAAAGATCAAGCGCGCATTGAGTCTCCGAAAAAACATGCAACCGTTTGTGTTTAGCGAAGACACATCCTCCCTAACTACTGTCACAGCTTTGGCTGGCAAGGTGCAAGAGTACCAACCAGACTTGCTTGTTGTAGATGGTGTGTACTTGATGGACGATGAAGAGGGTGAAGCCAAAGGTTCCCCACAAGCGCTTACCAACATCACTAGAGCACTCAAGCGACTTGCCCAACGGTTTGACATTCCCGTCGTAGCCACCACTCAGGTTCTCTCTTGGAAGCTACATAACCGAAAAACAAGAGCAGTTACAGCTGACGCAATTGGGTACACTTCATCGTTTGCACAGGACGCTGACTTGATCCTTGGTGTGGAGCGCAACCCAGACGTTGATGATCAAGCAATTATCAGAGTTGTCCTAGCAAGAACTGCACCTACTGGAGAAGTGCATGTAAAGTGGGACTGGTCTACTATGGAGTTTGAGGAAGTAAACGACTATGACAACCACATCAACCCCTCATTCGATTAACATCGCTAGACTCCTTGAGTCAGTGGGCGTAGAGATTAAACGAGTTGGTGAACGAGAGATCACCGGTAAGTGCCCGGTCCACATTAGGACGGTTGGGAGACATGACAATTCCCCATCATGGAGCATGAATGCCAACACCGGACTATGGATTTGCTTTTCCTGCGGAGCCAGAGGATCTTTGTCCTCACTTCTGTACGAATTGACTGGTGGAGTCAACTCTATTGACATGCAGAAGATGCTGGTTGAGTCTTCTTTTGAAGCCCTAAAAGCACCAAAGATTACACAAGAAGAAACTTACGTAGATCGAGATGCGTTCTTTGGGTTTGTAAGAGTTCCTGAAACTTTGTGTGAGTCAAGAAACCTTGATCCAGAACTAACTCATAAGCACGGCGTTAGATGGAATAAAGATCACAGAGCATGGGCCATCCCGATAATGTCGCCAACAGGCCGCTTAGAGGGTTGGCAAGAGAAGAAGCATGGTAGTGTGCTGAACTACCCAAACGGGGTAAAAAAGTCCAAGACTTTATTTGGCATCGAACGTTTTAGAAGCACTACAGCTGTGCTTGTTGAATCTCCATTAGATGTAGTTCGGTTTGCCTCTCTTGGGTTAGACGCTCAGGCATTAGGCACGTTTGGTGCATATGTATCTGATGAACAGCTAAGATTAACTTTGTATGTAGCTGATCGAATTGTTGTAGCTATGGACAACGATGACGCTGGGATTGCTTCTAGTAAAAAGATTTACAAAACAATAGGTACACCAAGAGCAGGGCTTTTGTGGTGGAACTACAGTGGTTCAAACTGCAAGGACATAGGTGACATGGAAGACGAAGAAATTAAGGTAGGATTAGATACCGCAACTGTCCTACCACCTTGGATTATCTAAAATGTTTACAGGATCTCTATACCCATACCAAGAAGAGTCTGTCGAAAAAATGCTTGACAGGGGCCAAGTGCTACTCGGGCTTGTGATGGGCGCCGGCAAAACCGTAACCGCTATTGCCGCCATAGAATTCCTTTTTGAGAGTAACGAAGTAGATCGTTGCTTAGTCGTTACCCCAGCGTCGCTAAAGTACCAGTGGAAGCGTGAGATTGAAAGGTTTACAAACTCACGTGTAGTTGTAATTGATGGCACTGTCAAAGCACGCGAACGCTGTTGGAAATCAGCATTATCAGCTCGATATATCATCGTAAACCCTGAGTGTCTATTGCGAGATCTTACCTTGTTTAAAAAGGTAGATTGTCAGGCAATTGTGGTTGACGAAGCAACTATGCTTAAGTCACGGGTTAGCAAGAGATCAAAGTTAGTTAAAAAGATTGCCAAACCGATGTTGTACCGCTATGCCCTTACCGGACAGCCTATTGAAAACAAACCAGAAGAACTGTTTTCAATAATGGAGTTCGTAGATCCAACGGTGCTCGGCCCTTTTACAGATTTTGACCGCACATTCATTGTGCGTGATCACTGGGGTAAACCCTTAAGGTACAGAAACTTAACGGAGCTACACAACTCCTTGTCACACTGCATGATCAGAAAAACTCGTGAAGACATAGCTGATCAACTTCCTGAGATTATTCACCAAGTAATCCCTGTGCCATTTGATGAGGCTGGGGCTTCTCTCTATAGATCAATCGCAAAAGACTTGTTGTACCATCTACAACAGGCTATGTCTAAACATGGTGGGTCTTTTAACCTATGGAAACACTACAACGATCCTGAGTCTAACGAAGCCCAGGGACAGATTATGTCTAGGTTAACGGTGCTAAGGATGCTGTGTGATAACCCACAACTAGTGATTAGATCCTCAGAAATTTACTCCGATCCAAATAGGCCAGACGAAGGCAGCGCTTATGCTCATAATATCTATTCTAGAGGGCTAATGTCTAAGGTTACGGAGTCTCCAAAATTAGATGCAGTGATCGAGTATATCGAGGAAGTTCTCTCCGCCTATCCCAAAAACAAAGTAGTTTTGTTTTCCTTCTTTAAGGAGAACCTTCGACTGATTCAACAAGCAACTTCAAAGTTAACAAACAGCGTTCTGTTTATGGGTGGTATGAGCGCTGAGGAAAAAGACAAGGCAAAGCAGCTATTTGGAAACGACCCAAACACGCGGTTGTTCTTATCATCAGATGCTGGAGGATACGGAGTAGACTTGCCTATGGCAAACTACCTGATATCTTATGATCTCCCGTGGAGCAGCGGTAAGTTAGAACAAAGAGAGGCAAGAATAATTCGATTATCTTCACAATTTCCCCACGTAACTATTGCAACTTTTGTTATGCAGGGTAGCATTGAAGAAAGACAGTATGAGATGCTGCAACAAAAGCGTTCAATTAATGAAGCGTTTGTTGATGGTAAACACCACGACCACAAGGGTGGGTTTGACATTACATTGGGTAGCCTCTCAAACTTCTTAAAACAATCACACGTATAGGAGAGACATGGAAAAGGTTGTTAAGACTACCCGTAGGTACCCTTCTCAGGAATTAGCCCTGATCAGTAAGGAATATAGTGACCTTAAGAGTTTGATTGATAAGTACCAGGTCAGACTAGATCAACTAAAGAAAGAGCTAACTGACCAAGCAGACACCTTTGGTGACGAGGATGACAAAGGACATAAGTGGCTGAGAGCCGGAGACTTCCAGATCAAAAGAGAACGACGAGTTTCGGTTAACTTAGATTCTAGGGAAGCTGAAGCATGGGCCAAAGATAACAACATTTGGGATGATGTGTCTGAAGTAGTTAGAGTACTAGATGAAGATAAGCTTCTTGGCAAGGTATGGGAAAACCCAGAGCTAAAGCCAGCCCTAGACAACTTGTATGTAAAAAAAGAAACATGGGCTTTTAAGTTCTCAGAAAGCAAGAGTTATGACGACGAATGAAATTTACGAATGGTTAAAAGAACACGCTGTTGTGCACACTGAATCTGGTGAAACTTACGACATCTTCCGCTTTAAACAGGCAGTATCTTTGATTGAGTTTTTGATGGAAGAACGTGACTATTGGAAGAACGCCTACATGGAGGCAACTAGTGCCCCGCGATCCACTTGACTTTTTTAATGATCTACCAGACTTCCCTGGAAAGACCCCACCAAAGAATCGCTCTTCAAAGAAATCTGACAATAGACTTGACGACCGGTTCAACGGAGCAAAAGGTAAGGTCTTTAGAATTAGCGGTGAAGAGAGAGTGTTCTACACAGTAGGAGAACTCGCAAAGTGCTTGCATCGTAAGCCAGTCACGATTAGGATGTGGGAGCAACAGGGGTGGATACCCAAAGCCACCTACAGAACCCCCACACCAAGAGGCGAACAAATTCCTGGAAAAACTTTGAAAGGTCGTAGACTTTACAGTTTGGAGCAGGTAGAGTTCTTGATGGATGCTCTTGAGCATTTCAAGATAGACGATCCCAACAAGGCCAATTGGGATGGTTTCAGAAAACACATAAAAAACAAGTGGCCCAACTAACACGAGAAAAGAGAAATTATGTCAAGATACGACGACGACGACGACACCGAAGTGCTGGAAGAAGCAACTTCGGTACGCCGACAGACAAAAGTAGTGACCGACGACGCGGCACCTGTTAGTGCCGCGAGCGCTATCCGCCGGGGATGGGGAGCAGTGGAGCAGGCAAAATCTGCAGACTCGCCGTACGCCCAACGCCTCCGTGTTAGCGAAGAACCAATCATCATCAAGTTCCTTGAAGATGAGCCTTACGCTACTTACAGACAGCACTGGGTTGAGCGTTCAGGGCAGAAGTCATTCACCTGTATTGCCGACCTCGACCCTAAGGGTTGCCCACTATGCGATGCCGGTAGCCGTCCATCAACACGGTTTGCGTTCAACGTTGTCTTGCTGTCTCCTGATTCAGAGCCAGTTCTTAAGTCCTATGAGGTTGGTCCTAGAGCCATTGATCAACTCAAAAACTTCCACGTTGACCCACGTCAAGGGCCCCTGTCCAAACACTTCTGGGCCGTAAGCCGCTCCGGTAAGGGTGCTACCTCCGCAACCAACCACCAGCTGGTCAAGGAGCGGGACCTAGAAGAGTGGAACATCGATATCCTCACTGAGACAGACTTCAAGGTCATGCGCAAATCTGCGTACACCTCCGATATCATCCAGATCCCGTCCCGCAAGGATCTCATTCAGATTGCATTAGAAGACTTGTCTGACTGATATGCCGCAACGCAACAACTACGTAGGGGGTCACATGGCCCCCTACGTAGTATCTTCAATTGAAGAGCTTCACGAAATTGTTCAACACATTCAAAGTGCTGGCGCTTTTGCCTTTGACGTAGAAACACGCGGCAACGTAGAACGCCACAGTGATGTTATTGCGTGGATCGAACAAGAGTGGAAGCAGCACGAAAGCACCCTTAAAACAACATCTGAAGATGTGTTGGCTAGGTCTAAAGAGGCCATCGTTACTAGGTGGCAAAACACTTTAGCTCTAGATCCAATGAGAAACGAAGTCTTTTGGATTGGTTTAGCAACAGAGGGTAAGTCATGGGCCATACCCATGGGCCACCCAAATGGTGAAATACTCGTACCAGAAGAACGTGGTGACGGTACAACCATACCACCCCCTGGTTACCGCAAAGTTTTAGCAAATGGCAAAGAGTCTGAGGCAAAAGCTAGGTACTACATACCGGCTGAGTACTCAGCAGCTCCTGAGCAACTTTCACGTACTGACGTGTTTAAAGTCTTGGAACCAATATTCTTTAGTGATGTTGTCAAGGTTGGTCACAACATCAAGTTTGACGCCAGATCAATTCGCAAGTACTACAACGACCGCTTACCAGACGGACCGTTCATCGACACGATGATTATACAGCACATTCTCAATGAGAACCTTTCTGAGTACAGCCTTGACAAACTAATTGCCCACAATTTTGGTGGCTTTAACCCCTATCACATGGACGGAAAGCTTGGCGCAATAATCACTCAGGTGCCCTTCTCCAAGGCGGTTAGGTACGTGCACCTAGACGTAAAGTGGACGTGGCATCTATACAAAGTCTTGTGTCAAAAGATTCAAAATAAAGAGCAGTTGCTGTCTTGCCTTCGACAAGACATGGAAGTTATCCGTGTATTGATGGACATGGAAGACAACGGGATACCTGTAGACCATCGATCTATGACTAAGCTTGGCAAAGAGTTAGACACCCATCTAAATGGGTTACTACTTGGGATGATGGATTACGCACCCCCCGGGTTTAACCCAGACAGTACAAAGCACAAACAACAACTTCTGTTTAGTAAGAAGGACGAGGGTGGTCTTGGGCTGAAGCCAACCAAATACACCGACAAGGGTTCAGCATCGGTTGATGAAGAAGCTCTTCGCAATCTTGAAAGCAAACATCCTGTAGTACCACTGCTCATAGATTGGGCAGAAACTAAAAAGGTTAAGTCAACCTATGTTGATGGTCTACTTACCAAACTATACAAAGGTTCTCTGCACCCATCGTTCCACCTGCATAGAACAGCTACTGGAAGACTTTCCTCCAGCAACCCCAATCTGCAGAACATTCCAAGAGACAGTAGCGTCCGTGGTTTATTCGTAGCTAACCCCGGCCATGTACTGCTAGTCGCTGACTACGACCAGATCGAGCTCCGTGTTATGTGTATGTTCTCCGAAGACAAAAAGATGAGCGAGTTTTTCTTGAACAACGAAGACATCCACGCTGGCGCTGCCGCCCTGATTCTAGGTAAGGATGTATCTGAGGTTACCTCAGAAGAACGCCAGCTTGGTAAGGGTGTTAACTTCCTTACGGCCTATGGTGGTGGCCCACAAAAGTTGGCAAGAACCACAGGAGTTGACGTAGAGCACGCACGCTCCGTCATCGATCAGTACTACAAGCAGTTCTCTGGCATCACTAAATGGAAAAAGAGTGTTATTGAAGCAGGTATCAAGAATGGGTACGTTGAAACCCTCTCAGGAAGACGACGTAGATTGCCAGATCTGCGCTCTGATGACAGCATGTTGAAGGCCAGAGCAGAGAGACAGGCAGTCAACGCGGTGGTACAAGGTTCTGCTGCTGACATATGCAAGAAAGCCATGATTGATGTAAACAATATACTAACTGGGACAGGCTCAAAGATCCTAGTACAGGTACATGACGAACTAGTGGCTATGGTTCCAGATCAGATAGTTGACGAGTTACAGCAAAAGGTTGTGTTATCTATGGGAGATGGTAACATTATTAATGGTATTCCGTTAAAAGTTTCATGCCACTCAGCGTATAATTGGTCGGAGGCGAAAGGGTGATGATGGCGTCAAGTCCAGTTGAAGAGCGTAACTTTTACCTCACCCTATCTATACTTGAAGGCCA